TTTTAGACTTATCGCCTAGCTCTGCTATTAGCTTGAGCTTGTCTACAGTCTCACTTTTACGCACAGAGATATCTATGATGCTCTCGCCGCACTTAGTCAAGCCCACGGCGCACTTGCTCCTGAATAAGTCGCCTATCTCTTTGAGCCTCTTACCATCTTTAAGTGATCTCTTCTTAAGTTGTGTGTACTCAAGTGCAAGTAGTATGTCGTCTTGTGATCTCATGCTTTTCATATTGTCTCCTTAGTTAGTTCAATCCACCCAGTCAGCAACGCATCTGTCAGGCTATTGAATACATCGCTTGGAACCCAGTCCTGCTGCTTAGATGCAATTACTGTGCTGTACACCAGATAAAACTCTTCTGGGGATAGATATAGCTGTACCTGTTTTGGCACAACTATTGTCTTCCTACTTGCCTTCTTTGTTCGTTTTTTTACGCTCATCTTGTCTCCTTAGTTACTATCGAATGTCTATACATAGATAGTACTATCCCTGACTACATTAGTCAAGAATACAGATGTTAAGATGTCTGGATATTGGGAGCGTACTCTACTACGTTTGAGATGATCCTTTGACTAGGCGCATATCAGTTTTCGGCGGGTTGACTTAATCTTTCTCTTCTACTGGGCTTGACCACAAGATATCAACAGCCTTAATGTCATACAGCTTCCCCGATCTTTGATCTCTAATACGATATGTAGGATGTCCTAGCTCTGTGAATGTCTCTTCTACTAAGCCTGTTATCTCGTGCTCACCAAAGGCAAAGATACGCGACTCTCCTATATAATAAGACTCCTCGTCTTCATCATCTTCTAGGTGGTCTACATCTAAATCGTGGTCAGGCGTGGGGAGTTCGATATCTGGCATAGATATAGTTTAATGGAAAACACCATCTATATAGTCATCGTGGTCGATAATGATCTGTTTCTCTGTCTTACTCAAGTATGTGATAAAGGCCTTAATGCTTGATTTCATTTGATTACCCTGGAAATCACCATTCTTATAGTAGACTAACGCGTAGCTTCTAATCTCGTGCCATGCGTTCTCATCAAGCTCTTCGATCTCAAAAGTCTCATCATCCATAGATCAATTATAGATCATAGATCGTATACAGGATGCTTCCGGCACTTATTACAAAGGCGTCTGTGTTGATTGAATGTGGTGAACTCACGCTTGCAATCATCTGGACCCATACATTTGCGCTCATACTTGGTTTTGTAGCGTTCATAGAAAAGGGTGTTGCGCGGTCCTAGCTCAGTATCATCATCATCTGGGTAGTCATCCTTTGCCATAGTACAAGGATAACTAAGTAACCACATAGGTCAAGCGATCAACCTATGCGGCTACCCTGTAGACACACATCACCTTGATAGGTGGAGTGACAGTTATATATATTTATACAGTTCAAACGTCAATACAATAATTAATTATCACCCATTGGAATAAAGAGAGGTGTGCGGCCATCATCAATGACCACTGTGGCTCCCATAACGGGGTGGTACTTAGCTTTTCTCGCATAGTGAAAGGCGTAGCTCTCGAAATCAATTAACGCGCCGCTAACTGCACCCCAGATAGGATCAAGCCCCCCCTTCCTTTGGATGTGAGTAACGATAGCTTTTGAATGATGATGCCCCATGATGGTAGATTTTCCGTTGTGGATGGCAGCAACCTGATGCGGGTACTGGCCCCCCCAGTCGTCACCGTGCTCTATCATAAAAGGAAACTTTGCGTCAATGTGCCATGCTTTCTTCCATATCCAGGTATCAGGGGACTCCATCACATCTTCATAGTTACGCATTAGCTCTTGAGGTATGCCACCTGCAAACGCCTTACGCTTCCATCTGTCACCATGATTAGATGTGCATAGCTTCATATAAGGGAACTCTGAGTACCACTCTTTTAGGATCTCTTTGGATTGTTTGATCTCTTCTACTGCTGATAGGTTAGCATTTGGATCATGATCATATAGGCTGCCCCAATACTGGTCTGTTTCGTCTCCGCAGTTCAATACGTTCTGGGGACTGATGCGGAACTCTCTCATAAGATCTTTGCAGAACCTTAATGCTTGCGGGTGCTGGAAGGGAATCTGTAGATCAGATATAGCCAGCCAGCGTTTTGAATCACCATGAAAAAAGCTCATTAACTAGATTATACACAACTAATGTTTATAACCTAATCACGCCGCCGAGGGTTAAGACAATGAGCGTTACGATGAAGCCGCAAAAGAACCCGTGGGTCCAGTGATATGGCGCAAGCCTTACCCGATCCCAGTACATCGTGCTCCATGTCAGAGATCTACCTACCAGGGCGTTGTTTCTTAAGTTTAGTTCCCTGATCTCCAGCCTATAGCTGATTGACCGCGTCTTCCATTGTAACAACGAGTCTGCCTAACCTTTCCACACCGCCACGCGATGAGATCAAATACCAGTCCCCGTCGGGAGTAAACCTGCAGACATCTACAAATGATACGCGGTCTATATTGATAAACCTACGATTGCATTCTGTGTAAACAGACGGGTTCTCCACAACAGGCATTGTCACAACCTGGTCTGGTGTTGAGTCATAAGCACTAGCCTCATTGATCAACATGTAAGTTGTGATGATGATAGCTGCGGCTGCAATTAAATTAAGTAGTCTGTCCATGATCAGGACGTTACTCGTCAATACAACCCTTTGCAATAGTTTTCTTATGAGCTTCTAGAAGTTTCTTCATATAGCTTTCACCCATCAGGTTCTTCATAGTATTAAGAAAGCCCTTTTCTTCTAGTGTTGCTGATGTCTTCCAACGACTATGTATGTCATGCACCTTAGCTCTAAGAGCAACGGCATCATCCCACGTTGTGCCATTCAGATTGATCTTATCTTGTGGCTTTGCATAGCTGCCTAGTTCTTCTTGCGGTTTCATCTTGTCGCCTTCTTTGTAGTATTCATTGAATGTTTTCATTTCTGGAACTTAGCCCTTCCCGCTTCTATCATGTCCCTCACGTTCTCCTTCTGTGTTCCTGTCCGTAGGTGGCCTGGGTTTACACACCACCTGTTGTGGCAGCTATGCAGGACCTTCTTACCGTCTGGGATCGCACCAACGTACACCTCGTAGCTAACCCGGTGGGCCTTCTTCATCCTCCCGTCATCCCAAAGAGTTCCGTACCCGAGTTCATTCCTGCACCCCTTCCATTCCCAGCAACCATCGAACCACTCCTCGTTGCACATGTGGACTTCTATCTTTTCTTGCAGTCTTTTTTTTATAGAGATTCTTTTCATTCTGTCCTCTTTTGTCAGGTTCTACCTTGGGGCGAACTAACGTTATTCCCCTACCCTACTGTGCTTACGCATTATAGGATTTAGACTTGTAACTCTCAACGAGTATCCCAATACTAAGCCGCTACAGGAGTTCTACTCAGAAAAGAAGTAAGGCACCCTTTTCATAAGGTGGGTTTTAACCAGTGTTCCTGAGACACCAGACCTAAATTCTTACCTCAGTAGAACCTACTGTATTAAATCGGTGGTCGTTATACCAGCCGACAAACTCTTGAGCCGTTATATCAGGTTGAGTTGCTTAGAAACGGTGTCGTTGTGTATAAAACAAAGAGTAAAAACATCTCCAATGTTATTACATACGTCACAACGCTGTATTTCCTTTCGCAACTCATCTGTAATTGAATTAGTCCTATCATCACGGGCTGGGCTTTGCTTTTCCCCTACAGACTGATCTGGAACGAATACAGAAGAAAGTTTAGTATGAAGAAACTCAGTGTAAATCCATCCACCGGGTACAGCGACCCTCCGTAGATACTCATCACGATTGTGTTCCCACACTATTTCTTTTGTATGCAATTTCATTTCAATCTATCCCACTCGCCCAGTACTACTACTGAGCTACCTTCGCATGTTGATAAAATTAACCTGACCGCTAGATTTCTCTAAGGCTACGATCGAACTACCGTGTTTAGACAGCTACGGTAAATCCTGTGAGTGTCTGCTTTTTATCTTGATAGATTGAGTTAAGAATGTAACTCTAGGTCTATCTTTACTTTCACTAAGTTAATAGATACCACCCTACGGAGTCTTTATCAATAAGAAAAGCCGGGGGTGGTCTTGCCTACCCATGTTATAATTAATAGATGGATCTCGTTTATCAGCCTAGTTATATTATGTTATTCATCCAGGCGCTATTCATCGCTATCAACGTGAGTATGGAGCTGTTCGTCTGTGCAGCGTGCTACAAGTATCTCTTTAAGAAGAAACCTAAGAAGTCTCGGTTGATTTAGTCTCTACATCCAAGTAAGTCTTAAAAGAAAGCACGCCCTCTTCTTCTAGGTCAGCCAGTGTCTTCATAGCTGCGTCATGTCTTCTGCGCTCGGTGGCGTATTTAAAGTCCTGGTGTACTTCACTCATTGGTTTGACACCGTTCATTAAACTTACCAGCTTACCAGCCGCTGCGCTTAGTCGGTGCATTCTTAGGCTCATCATTGATTGCTCAGTCATCGGTACTGTCATGCTACTTTCTCCTTTTTAACTTCCTTATTCAAAAGCTCTCTAACTATTACTGATAAATCTTTCTCTCTCTTCTTTGACAGCAGCGAGTAAAGCCGCTTCTCTTCTTTGCTCACGCGCGTTTGCAGCCACTTGTCTCTGATCTGTTTGATGATACTCATGTACTAGTTCCATTCCCTTTATAATCCATTACTTTCTCGCTCCTCTATTGCTGTGAGTATCTGTCTTTTTGCTATGTCTCTTAGAGCAACTCTATCACTATATGTCAATACATGATTAAGCTCGTATTGGTAAACTATTTCGGTTGCGTAGTCGTCCGATATCGAATCATTCGTTTTAACCACGCCACAGCCTAGTGATGTGAGCAGCAGCATAGCCCCCAAGCCCTTGATGGCCCCTATAGCGGCCCTTATGCCCACTGCCCTATCCTTGCGCCTCTTTGCGGTGTTTAGCCCCTTAGCGCCGCTGTCTTGTATCCGGGTATACAGGCAGTATGGGCATGTGTCGTTAGATGACACATACTGACATGTTGGGCATTCGGTAGCTTCCATACCACTACAGTACACTATTATTATTTTAGTGTCACTACATTTTCTTGTTGATCTCGTTTACGGGTCGTTGTATCTAGTGCTCATGGAAGATACAAAAGTAATAAAAAAAGAACCAGACACAACATACATGCGACTGATTAAAGACTTTCCCGATGATGCGATGACCTTGGATAACTCTAGAGGTTTCCCGCTGACATCGGTTAAGGCTCAATGTGTTGTTGAACGACTTAATCAGGTATTCGGTTACGATGGATGGGAGCAAGTAGGCAAGTTTGACCAGGGTCAGAACGGCATACTTTACTTCGGGGAACTAAGAGTGGGACTTATCAACTGTTCTACTGAGGGTAAAAGCTGGAACGCATCCCATTCTGGTATCGGGTACGCCGTATTCAAGGCTAACGAGGGCGACTCATACAAGTCAGCTAAGACCGATTGCTTGTCAAAGTGTGCGTCTTGGTTTGGTATCGGTAATGAGGTCTATAAAGGTAACGTGACACCGCCTAAGAAACAAACACAGAAACAACAGCACCCGGCTAATCAAAACAATGCACAGCCTAAAGCACAACAAGATGGAGACGAATGGTTATGAGCGACAACGAACAATTTAAAGACGGCCCATTAGTGAGGGGTTACGCCTATACAGTCAAGACAACAGGAGCGCGGTTTATTAAGCTGTTTATTCGGTTTATAAAATGCCCGCAATGCGAGCATAAATTTGAGCTTGAGACATCTATCTTCACAAAAAGGGATGATGACAAAGGTAAGGGCAAACATACACATGTGGGCATATACAATGAGGTTAAAGAGATGCAGCCAAACAACCAGGCTAATTATCAAGCCCCAGCCAACCAGCCGCCGCTTGAAGTTAAAGGCGCTGTTCCAAAGCCGGAGTTTACAGAAGACGATATACCTTTTTAGTTCGCGGGTGCCGCTTGCTCAGCGGTAATGTATATAAATAGAGCAATAGCGTTGTGGCTTAGCTGTTATCCAAAACAAGCCTGGTGCGCGGCCCTTCGTGGGTCGTCACCAAACTTTTTGCTGGGGGGCAGATGACAACAGGTAGAGAACCAAACAACTATATACAGGCTAAGACATCGATAAACATCATGCGTGAGCTTCTAGACATGCCACCCATCGGCAACCTGTTTAAGAAGCGGGAGTGCATAACGTGTGGTGTAAGATTTACAAGTGAGGGCAACCACAACAGGTGCTGTCAGGAATGCAGATCAAAGGTAATAAAATAATGGCAGCAACAAACAACAGGGAGCTAGAGATTGAGCTACAAAGAAAAGAAATCGAAGAGTTTAAGCGAGACCCGATTACCCACATCAAGAAATACTATCTTGCACAAAATGGGTGCATGCAGCTTGACCGACATAAAGTCCCAATTGCAGATGCCGATTCCGACAACTGGCCGGTATGGTTCGCAGCGGTTGTGCAAAGGCTCGTCGATAAGGGATACGATGTTAGTCCCCTTAGAGAACACGCGATTAGTGCAATCGAGTCCTGCTTCGTCTACGACAAAAACGGAGACAGAATAAAGGGGCTGTACCACAGAAAACAATCAGCCGGTGCTGACTCAGCAAACCCACACGACAACTATAACGGCATCTGCTCGCTGTCACTTAGGTTCGATCTGCCCTATGCAAGGGAGATATGCGACAAGGGTAGAGAGACTCATTGGGTGTTAGACAATCAGAACCCAGACAATCCCAACATCAGCAGGATCAAGGTTCCCAGTGAGACTGGTTATTATATGATGTGCGCCGGGTTTAAGCCTACAGCTGTTGAAGCCCTTTGGTATGCGGGAGCGACAATCATTACATTGGGCTATGCCATCGCCCCGAGGTCATCGTGCCATCAGCTGTCCTACATTAGAACTAAGAACATCGAGCTTTCTTGGGAGAAGCATGGAAAGCCTAGAAAGTACTGGCTATGGATATACTCGTCTTGTAATGCGACATGGACAATCAGTGTTGCTATTCGCGGCGGTTTGGACAAGGTTTTCGACACGTATTACAACTGGACTAAGCACAGTCGCCCGGACAAGACGCACCCGACCCGGATGTGTTCGGAACTAAGTATTCTGCCATAAACTTCTCGCAGTCATCAGAAGAGCGAGCCACAAAAGCAAGCCCACCCGCGTTGTTGATGCGGTCGATAAAGACGATCTGCTCCTTAGTGGCCCGGCTTGACTTACCCGCCTTGAGTTCAATTGCAAGAAACCTTCCATCTGGAAGTACGCCTAGAAGGTCCGATATTCCGTTAGGGTAGTATCGACCCGTTCGTTTTCTAAATCCTCTAGTCTTAGGGTCAAACACACCAGTATTTGAGTTAACCCAAATGACCATCCGAGGGAAGACAAGATCGAACCATGCCAGCACCTCACCTTTTACTATTTGTTCTGGTGTCTTTTTTCTTCGATGCACGCGCTCTCCCCAGTAGTTTGTTGATCCTGCTAGGTGTTGCCGATAGTTTCTTAGTTCTCTTCTCAACAGCGTCACGCCACGATTCAAAGTTCTTCATCTGCTGTTCTGACACAGCTCCGTTAGCTACCAGGCGCTTAAACACCCAGCCGAGCACAGTCATTAGTAAACCTATTCCTGCTTCCATTAGTCAGATCCCCTGTACATGTGTTTCTCCCAGCCGATCAGATACAACAAGTGCATGGCGCCAGTCTTGATATCTTTAAATAACATTTCGCAGTCTCGGTTAGGCATGTGGTACGACCACTTTTTGTTATCAGCACTAGCAGCGGTGGCACACTTTCCATCTGCATAATACTCAACCGGGTCATCGAATCTTATTGATTGCAAGCTGCCATCTCTAGCCATGCATGCCGACACACCCGCGTTGTTCTGAGACTTAGCACCACTCCAGCCAGCGATACCGCCACAAGATATCCACGCCGGAAGCGAGTATGTATCAGGCGATTGGAAGAAAATTTTACCCCAAGAATGTTTACCCTCTTTTGATAGCGAGTATATCTCTAATGGACATCCGTTTCTCTCATCCTCAGTAGGTGTGAACTCGTACTTGACCTCTCGCTGTGCTTTATCAAATACCACCTGGTCATCGCGTGAGCATGAGGCAAAGGTTAACTGATCAATTAATTTCTTGTCGTTGTGTGACTTTACCTTTATCCAGTATGTACCATTAGAACTATAGTCAGCGACCCCATAGCCGCGTACAGGAAGTGCATCGTCAAAATGCTCTGTATTAGTAATCCAGATTCTTGCGTCATAGGCATAGTGTACAGCGGGTATGAGCTTTGCAGTTTCTTTTTTAGAGAGACCGCCACACCCGGAAAAGCTGCAAATAGCAGCGATAGCCAGCACGAAAATGACCACTCTAAAGAACGAATCTAATATAATGGACAATCTCATACTGACCTCGGTTGCGACGAAACAACTATTATACTGGTGCCGGTACTGGTACGGCATTTGGCAGCGCTGCTGGCGCTGCGTCTTGCCATTCCGATACTGCTTCTGCACCACTTAAAACTAATTTTAATACAGCTGAGATTCTCTTAGTCAGAACATCGTCTGTCAAATGATCACCCAGCTTAGACTTTGCATGAGCAAGTAACTCTGCGACATCAGCCGCGTCTAACTCGCCCAACTCTTTAGGAACGTCACCGATCTTATCAACAGCTCCTGAGACAGAAGGCCACACAATCATTAGATTGCCTAAGTCTTCCATACCAAAACCGCCGTTAGATTCTTTTGATGCGATGATTGCACCAGTCAGCGCGAACCCTAGATCTAAAACTTCTTTTGTTTCTTTTACCGAATATTGTCCAGCCATAACTCTCTCCCTAAGTTAGATGTTTCATGTGACTTTTCACATCACTTATATAATCTCGCACATCCTCAGAGTATATTCCATGTCTTTTTTTATGGATCACCGCGCCATGTCCACCGTTGTATGATGCGAGCACATGATCAATGTCGTTGTCATATCTACGCATGGCGTTGCCGATCATTTTGCAACCCCATTCAATATTAGTTTCTATATCGAAGGCGTACACCAGGGGATCCTTGAACCCCATATCTCTCAGGGTGGCTCCCATTATCTGGCAAAGGCCATAAGAGAACCGTTGGCATTGATCTTCTGTATCTTGAGAAATGTTGCACCGTTTAGCGTGTCGTCTTACCTTTGCGTCACTTTGCACCCAGCGATAATTCACCTCATAACGCATTGCTAGCGGCTCAAACGCAGACTCATTCATAATAAGGCATTTCATTAATAACTCGTTGACTCCAGACTGCGCCGAGATGTCTTCGATGGCCTCTAGTATTTCTATGTCTACATCGTCAAACGGGTTCAAAGGGAAACTCTTTCTCGCATTGATAACTCCATCGCGACTCAGCACCACATAAGGGGCACTCGATAGCCATGTGTTTTCCTGAATCGAACTGCTCAGAACAGTGTGAGCAGTCGTAGTCTACGTCCATCCAGTCTTTAGCAGGGGATGTCACGGAACAAGACAAACAAGGGATGTCCACGCTGCCCGATAACCTCTTGTCTGAGATAACAGAAGGAGCGCTCTTTGTTCTATTGGGTTTCTTTTTTACTTTCTTCGATACTTTCTTAGCCATTACACCCTCGCGCTGTAAACTATTCTTAATCTACCGCTGCCACCAGCACCACCAGAATGAGCGCCTGTAGCACCACCCGAACCACCAGCCGCAAGACCACCAGCGCTGCCATTACCTGTTGAGCCATTACCACCATCACCGACACCGCCGCCACCTGCTCCTGATCCAGTAACAGAACCCAGCGCACCTGCTGCGCCGCCACCTGCACCTGATCCAGCACCATTTACTTGTGTTAGACCGCCAGCCGTTGCACCATTACCACCGGAACCACCACCCGATCCACCAACACCACCGAAGCCAGCCCTACCGTTACCAGCACCACCGCCCCCAGAAAAGTCCACAGCACCATCGAAGGAGGTTGTACCACCAGCACCGCCGCCGCCACCAGGACCGCCACCGCCACCGCCAGCGCCTACAGTTATTGTGTAAGACGTTCCGGGCGTTACAGATAAAAACTCTGAGTGCTCGCCACCGCCGCCACCGCCACCAGCCGAGTCACTGCCACCCTGACCGCCACCGCCACCGCCGCCACCGCCAGCACCGATTAGCTGAACAGTCGTAACATGAGCAGGACAAGTCCAGTTACCGTTAACTAGAAACTCATCCATCACCAGATTTTCTCGGTAGGTGTTATGCGAACTCATCGTGATTCATACTCCATATAAACTGTGAAAGACTCGCCATTCTCTTGAACAGCGTTTATATTTAGCCTTACTATGTCGCCACCATCTAAGGCTGTCAACGCTCCCAGTGAAGCCGATCCTATCGCGTAGTCACCAGATCCGAACGCAACAGAAACAGGGGAAGCAAGTATTGTTGTGAATGCCGAAACGCCTTGTTTAACTTCTATGTCTATCTCTGTACTACCCGACACTCCAGACGATAAGATCAAAAGCCTAGTGCCCAGCACAGTGATATCGAAAGGCACGCGCCACGTTAGCACTTCATTCTTAACTAAATCGGCGTCCGTTGTCTGTGTTGGACCCACTACAGCAAACTCAGCAGGAGCAAACCTACCAAGAGATGCTTCTGAAATGGCTAGGCGTGACTCATGGTCATCAAAATTATCTTTTGTTTTAGTAAAAAGTTCTGTCTTTGTTGGCTGACCCGGTAGAGTTTCAGCCGTGGTTATTGCATCGAAAGCCATAATTTATCCTACCATATTAAGTTGATACCGAACTTGTCTATATCTGAGTCAACTAGTCCCGTGTTATCGGTGATGTAAGTGCTTAGGAAGCGCTCCTCTTCTAGGCTCAGGTCATACCCATTAGCCGAGTTGTCTGTGATAATGCCACACCTGCTAAGTGAGTTGGACAGATCAAGCATTTCAAGCTCGGTGCTCTTGTGGGATCTAGACGTTTTCTGCACAGCCATAAACTTTCTCTTGGATGATGACCCTATTCTCTCGTATAGCTTTCGGTGGTCAAGATCTACAACATCATTAACCTCAAGCTGGGAAAGCTGCATCTTAGACTTAAACTTGATCGTAGATGATGATGTCTCAAATAAGAATGCCCAGCGTGCGGCGTATATTTCAGCGTCTATTGACCGGACAAGTACGGTCTCAATACCGAATGACCTGTCCGTTTTTGCTAGATACAGCGCGTTATTACTTGTGCCAGATTGTTGCGGGAACAGCGATGACTTAGACTCTGGGTCGTACTCTCTTCTGTCATAAGAAACAATAGCCTTAGACGATATCTTGTCTGACTTAGACTGTATGGAGAAGCCCAAGTCATCGTCTTCTCTTATCTTGAAAGCATCGGATGGCCTACTAGGATTGATTACTGTGAACTTAAGCTTGTAGTCTACATCCATGACCAGACTTGAGAACACAGATCGGTTTACACGGTTGATTATAGTCCTGGATTTCTGTGTGGTGTTGTCGTCGAAGTCTTCTGGAATAACCATGCCTAGCAGCTGGGGCACGATGTCTTCGTTGTCTGTGAAACTATCTACGTTCTTGTCACCGGAAAGACCGATGTCGTCAACCACATCAGAGATAATCATAGGGGCATTCTTGATCAACCTACCAGATGTAGTGTTGTCATCAGTCCGGCCCACTAGATTGCAAGACAGCACAGCCTCATTAGTATAGTAAGCGGGAGACTTATATTGTGCGCTAGCCGATGCAGTGTATGTGGCATCTGATCTCAGCAGCATAGAAGTCTCACTGTCTACAGATAGGACCTCAAAGTAATCAGACTGACCTACTGACCTAATCCAGTCACCGGGCTTTAGTTGTGTATCGAAGCTAGTGCTAGTGCCAGTGACTGCGTTAGATCCTGATGTGAAGTCAAGCGTACCGTTAACCGATCTTGTTGCAGCGATGTTAAACTCTGCAAGCTCAGTCAGTGTAAGCCTAGCAGTGCCAGAATCATCGGCGTTGTATGTGTAGTCTCTTATATATTGAAGCTCATTGTCATCTATCTTCACACCAGTGACAGAAGCAACAGTAACAGAGTCACCGTTACCAGGCTCTATAGATAGATTGGTTTCTAGCCTTACACCGTTATTAGAGGGCAGCACTCTTCTAACTTGTGCCAACTCGCCATTGATCAACAAAGTAGAACCCACTCTGATATCTAGAACGCTGTTTAGAGTGAAGTAACTAGGCCCGAACGAGTTTACAACAGTATAGATATGCTCGCTGATAGGATGATGGGTTAAGAACCATTCCCGGTTAGCGTATGGGATGCCCCGATCTTTTGGAAAGATATTAGTGTCGCCAGCGGTTGACAGTATGGAGGCCTCAGACAACACCGCCGTTGTATCAGATGATACTGACTTTATGGTTACGTTTTCTTCTATGCCATTAATGTTGATCTCATCACCAGGCGATAACTCTTTCAAGAACGACGAACCGACACCGGATAACACATCGGATGCTACTGTGATCGCCGTGGTTCCTGTTATGGGATAACCGTTATCTAGTTGTGCATCTATGTTAGTGGGTCTCATGCCGGTTAAGTAACCGTAAACCCTACGCTGCTTTGCTTGCTTTAATCTCTCAGTCAGTCTAGCACCCGATACTTCTGACATCTCGGGTAGAGCGATAGGCTCTCTAAGCTCGTTGATAGGATCTTTAATCGAGAAGCTAACACCAGTCTTTGACCAGCTCTTTGCAGACACCTTGCCCTTGTATAGCTTCTTTGCTGCTGACAAAGGGATCTTTCTACTCCAAGAGAATACCTGGATCTGCTTATTCTCAAAGTAGTACTTGTCATAGATCTTAGACCAGTATTCCTGGTCGTTGTAGAAAGTAACTTTGCCGGACCCCTCTTTAGCGGTGCCGATATTCTCACCGTCTATGCTTGAGTTGGCATTACCGATACCCTTGACCATTCCCAAGTATTCAACCTCAAAGTCAGACGATGACTCGCCAGGGGATATGCCCACGTTTACAGGCTGATTAGAAAAGTATAGTTTGAACGTGATGCCTATGAAGTGATCGGTAAGCTCGTTTGGGCTTGTTGAATCAGATGTTTCTAAGTACAACACTGAGTTTTGTCTATCAAAGAAGTAAGAGCCAGCGACAACCGACCCGGCATCTGCAACAGACACAAGCTCAACACCTTTGTCTGCCACCTCTGAAACTACTTGTGAGTCAGCGAACGGTATCGAGTAAACATCACCAGAGAACACAGAGAAGTTTATTAGTCTTCTAGACGCGTCCATGATGACAAGAGCTATCTTGTCGGTGTTTGGGTCGTTCTGAAAGTCTTCGTAGGTGTTGGCCACAACCTATCTTATCCTTACCACTCTTAAGAATGCAGCGGTGTTTGCGTTGTTAACAGCAGTGTCTGTGTGAATGCGTATCTGCGCAGCAACAGAAAAGCTGAGTGTCAGCGACATATATGACGTCGTGTCCTGGTGTGTTGTGCCACCGACAAGACCCTCGGTCATGGGCGTAAGTACTGTGTAGTTGGTTGTAGTTTTACCGCTAGTGTTAAGCCCCACGCCATGCTCGTATGAAGATGCTGATGACTGGTCCTGTGTCATAACTGCGTAAACTCCTGCTGTGTTTACGGTTATAAAGTCGCCATTTACACTGTCGCTGTTGTATGTCAGATCTGTTCCCGTAACACTTGACGTACTATACACCCTGACTCTTGTGCCAGTAGACCCGTGGCCAGATCCTGTTGGTGCTGAAACGAATACCTCTGAGTCTAATGCAGCAGCTGTTGCGAAAGGAACAAGAGCGGCCCCCGTATCTCCGTAGAATGTGTTCTCGTTGTCGGCAAAGACAATAGTCGCAGCCTTTCTAGTCAGGGCATCTAGAGCAGTCTTGTCCTCCTTACCCACAGTGACCCTAGAAGAGTCTGTTGCCGTGCCACCATCGATGTCAGAAAGCGTAATAGACTTATTAGAAACCGACTGAGATCTTGATTCAGTTACCACAGCATCCAAGCCTACCCCGTTGTCCGAGTAGTGCTTGTCTTCATCGGAAGCGTATAGAATAGAAGCCTGTTTTCTTGTCAGTATGTCAAGGTTCGCCTTTGTATCTTTAGGCATAGTTATCCTAGACGAGTTTGATGCGCTAGAAAAGTCTACATCGGACGAGTTAATAGCACCGCCGTTTACCGTAGGCCCGGTTAAAGTCTTTCCTGTCATGGTCTGGACATGTCCCAACGTAGCAACCTCATGCTGAGATCCCTCTTCTCCCGCCATGAACTTAGAGGTGAGAGAGGAGTCATACCCAACCCCAGCATCAGTAGCGTCGGACATCTCAACCTTGAAACCGGCGTCTTGAAGATCGGCTGATGCCTGTGTGCCGCCCTTATTTACCGTTATCTGTGCGTCAACAACCTCTAAGACAGTGCTGTTTACGCTTGTAGTGGTACCGTTAACCGTAAGGTTTTGAGTGATAATGACATTCCCGGAGACGTTCATGTCATCCGAAAACGTCTTAACTCCTGAAATTGTTTGCGCGTCGCTTGCGTTTACATAGCTTGACCACGCTGCCCCCGTATACAACTGCAGAAAACCGCTTGTGGTATTGATGTAAGCGTCACCACCGGAAGACGCAGCGCCCTTGTCTAGCTCAAAAGCAGCGTTATCAACGAACTCTTTTATGGCGCTAGCCAGTAACAATCCCTGGTCAGGCTGTGAACTACTCTCGAAACCATCTGCAAAATCTAATATTCTAGCCATCAGCTTACCCTTACCTTATTCTGGTCATCCCAAACTTCAAACATAAACGAACTCTGATACCCAGCAGTGGGCGAGTAGTTCGCGTCATACTTTCTTAAATCAAAATCTTTAGCCCAGCCAACATACGCAGACTCAGCAAACGTGTAACCGCTAGCAACAAGGGCTAGTTTATAGTCTGTCTCTTTAGACATGGGGCTGTCAAAGTTAAACGTGAAAACACCGTGGACGTATGGCTTAGTAAACCCAGCCGATGAGTACATGGCAGATATCGTTAGCGTATCAGATGATGCTATCAGCACATCGAGATTGTCTCTAATCTCAAGCTTTAGTGTTCCGGTGGGAGTGTTGTGCAGGTATAGGTGAGCGCGAATAGCCTCGCACATGTGAATGGACTCGCCGGAATTGAACTCTTGGACAAGCTCGTTTACACCGTCTTTTCCTAACTCTTCTATAAGTAGTTTCACATAGTCTCCAAGACTTCCATGCTGGGATCGAAGTAGATGCTTTGCGTATGCTTGTGGCTCATCTTACCTTTAAGCTTACCGTATATGACGTATTTGTTACGGTCATTGAATAGTGACGCTTGTGAGTCAAGAGATACAAAGACAGTCTCGGTCTTACCCACGTTGTTGTAGATCTTACTCAGCGTGTCCATATCGTCTTCACTAATGAAAGACCACGCGAACTTGATGCTGTTGGTTATAGGATTGATATCGCTGTACTCTTGACCGAACTCAGTTCTAGATACTTTGGATTGATCTGACTCAGAGAACTCAAAGCCAGTATTAGGCGACTGCATAGTCTTTGCCTTGCTTAGAATGATCTTGGGAACCTCGATATAGCCGTGAGGGTTTAACGGGTCTGAGATAAGAACACGCCAGAACCTGTATGACTGATCAGCAGAGAAGTAGTGAGAGGCCATGTTATACAATTCATTGTATGTCATATCCACACTAACTGCGGGACTTGTCCATACATCGGTTGCATTAGCTTGCATCTTAATCGTTGCTACATTGGACAGCTTAGACAGATCAAGAGCTGGCCATACCATAGCAATGGAGTCGATCTCCTCAGTCGTCTTAAGGTCGAATACGATCCAGTTTTCAGCAGCAACAGGTGTTAGCCTAACGACCTTCGATCTAAACTGATGCTTAAGATTACTTAATGGGAAGCTGGCATCGACACCACTAGAGGTGAAGTCGGTCTGTGATTCAAATAAGTAGTTTTCGTCTAGGACTCTAAAGTTTACGCTCATACTGGTTCTACCGTTAACGGCGTGCCGCCCTCAATGCCCGAGTTGACTGCCTTGACTATCTGCTCCCCACCTATCTCAACAGACACGATCTGCCTATCCAGCTTTGTAGATATCTCTTGCAACAGTGGAGTTATGGCGCCGTCTCCACCAATGAAGTCTTTAAGGTCAGAGTTCTGTTCTGCGCTTATCACGCGCTCGCCACTAGAGAGTAATGCGGGAAAGCCGCCGCCCGACCTATTCTCGTCAAAGCCGCTGGGAACCTCAGTGATACCACCAGCCAACTTAGTCGCTTGGATGTTGGCAATCTCCACGCCCGTCTTGATCCCTATTGTTGCCGCCAAGAAAGGACCCAAGAAAGGACCCCCTTCTCGAAGCGCCTTTGTAATTGCCACGCTGGCATTAATTGTTGCGGAAGCAATTGCAGAAACTTTTCCTATTTCAAAAAGATCCTTGTTGCCAGTACGCATGAGAGACGTAAGGTTGCCTAAACCATCGGCTGCCGTCTGCAGCTTGGACCGCTCAATCTCTCGCTCCTTTTCGGCTTGCTTTGCCTTTAACTTTAGAATTCTTGTGCTATGGGACTCCTCCATGCTCAACTTAGTCTGGATAAGCTTCTCATTCTCTGCTATCTCGTCGGCATTCTTTTTTGCGTCTATAGAACTTAGAGCAGCGTTTCTTGCTTCTAGGTCTGCTATATCCCGCTCAAGATCGGACTGTCTCTTCGTTTCCTTTTCTTGAGCAGCTATGGCATCTTGCTCTCTTTTAAACTCTGCTTGTTTTATAGCAGAGTCTTTTGACTGCTCTTCCATCTGCTCATTGAACGCCTTCTGGTCCTCTACAGAAACGTCCGACGATTCTTTTAGCCGCGCTCTCAGATTTTCAGCAGCGGTAGCTATCCCGGCGAATGCTCTCTTCCTTGATTCAGCCCCCGCTATCGCCGCGTCTAGGTCAGCATCGTGTGCTGCCTTATTTTCTTTGTACTTTGTAGTAAGCTCGCCTATGGGCTGGAATATAAAAGAAAAAGCGGACCTTGCCCCCTTGACAGCAATATTAATGTTGTCGAAACCTTCTACCATAGAAGATATAACGTCCACTACGACAATGGAAGCATCGGCGAAACCCAACAGAGCATCAACAGAGAAAGCTTTTATTTCGTCTATGTTCTCAGTCACAGCATCAGCAAGATTATTGAACTCATTCGTCAGCTGCTTCATTAACGCAGCCAACGCCGGGTTCTCAGTAACAACCTTACCAAGCTCTGTCTGGACCCCTTCTATTGCTGACTTGAGTTGCTCCGAGGCTCCCGCGAAAGTATTAAGCTTTGCAGCGGCTGTCCCGCCCAAAGCCTTAACTAAAAGATCAGCAGCCTTACCGGCCGCAAGCTCAGCCTTAGTCAGCTTCAAGATCTCGGGTGCAAACTTAGAGATATCAGCGGTAGACCCAGACATAGCCCGCCCTACACGACGGGTTGCCTCTGTTAGTGATATATCGGCTGCTGCTGCAAGCTCAAGCGCAGCGCTTGTTGCTATTTTAGATTGTTCTGCCGATGCACCGAATGCTTGTGAGAGTGCTAACTGACTGATAATTACGTCTGCGCCCACGGTAGTTGTACGTTCAAGAGAGTCAGCAAACGATGCAAGGTCGTCCGAAGCTTCTTTACTAAACTCCCCGTTTCTTATAAGTGCGCTGTTAAGAGCAGTTACTGCATTCTGCTCGTCTTCTGCCAGCGTGACACCCTCAGACAGCAGTCCAAAAAAGGAACGTGCCGCGTCCGAGGCTAGATTGAAAGCACCGACCACGCCAGCGGAAGCCAAAGTTCCCTTGAATACATCGAAAGCGCTGCCCGCAGCCTTACCGGCGTCCTTGAAATCATCCCCTGTTTTCTTGGCTGCTTTGCCGCTCTTTTTTAATCCCTTGTTTACACCGCCGAGGTCCTTCTTTATCTTCTTAGAAGACTTACTTATGGCAGATGAACTTTTTTTAGACGCCTTATCAACCGATTTAGACCAGCTCTTGAAACTAGACTCGGCCTTTTTTATGCTTTTGGTACTTTTTTTAGATGCCTTATCGGCTGCAGTTGACCAGCTCTTAAACCCAGACTCGATCTTTTTCAGATCACGCGCAGCGTTGCCCTTGACGTCAACTTGGATAATTATCTTCTCATCTGCCAAAACCTTTAGCTCCCCGCTGCTTAGCCTGTTGATCTCTGGCTGTCTTCATTTCTCTATCAGTATACCATTGCTCCATGATGCCGAAAACGTCCATAACCTTAGCCGGCTGTTGGGTGTACGGCCCCGCATAAGGCATAACCCCTCGTTTAAATGCCTTAAACGCAGGAACCATGTTGGCGATCTCGGCGCTGAATATATTACCGGGGCATGTAAAGGTAGACACTTCCATCTCATCTAAGGAGTACTTCATTATGGGGTCATCCGACATGCCGTGGCAAGACCTAATCACCCGCTTCTTTTCTATCATCTCTTCACTTGTCCCTGTTACCAGGCACCTAGAGCATACAAAGAACTCCTTAGTGTCGGCTATTGTACTCATGGTAACTATGATGGTGGCGAACTCGTCGTTGCTTATTTGTGACATATCCATAACAAACTCGGTTATTATGTCAACATGGGGAGGGCAGGACCCTACTTCTTTTTTTTAGAGGCCCGCTTCTTAAGCGCTTTGACTTTTGATTTAGGGTCTTGGACTAGGCTTCTAGCTATAACTATGGCCTTTTCAAGAAACTCTGGTAAGAAGTTTAGCTGCCATAACTCACTGACACACTCATCCGTGAGGTATCCCGTTGAGCTATTTAGCGACAAAGTGTACTTAGCCCCGTGCTGGTCAGTTATTCCTTTAACGTCTTTCACGCAAACACTTATTAATTTTTTTGTATAGGAGTGTTTATCGACAACGGTCTTTCCGTGCTTCTGGTTAATGTACTGTCCCAGATCTAGCCGCTCTTGCCATTCAAGCGGCTTTATTGTGAATGTCACATCACCTATTACTAGTTCTTGCGGCTTACTACCACCACGTATAATCATCGCCATATTGAAACGATAAACTATAGGGCATATATGTCAAGCTATACGAAACCCATAAATATATCTGTCTCGTCACCAGATGCCCCGACAGTCGCCTTACCGCTGATGCTATCCACTAGGATGTTATCAACATCTCCAATAGGGTCGCCGGTAGTCATACAGTTTGGAAGGTAGATGGTACACACAGACCCAAGATCGAACTCTCCAGCAACACTAGAAGGGTTAGCTCCTGTGATAATGATAGAGTAAAGCTCCTGATCATTGAACTTGTCGAACTGCGTTAATGTGGTGTCATCCATGTATGGGTTCATTGAAAACTCAATCTTGCGCTTAGTGTGTCGCTGCGCAGTAATACCTGATTCAGCACACGTAGATTTGATCTGTCCGATCTCGTTCGTGACGCTCAAAGAGAATGTTTCTAACTCAAGCGATACATCGTTCTGAAATACACATGCCTTAAGCGCGATGAAAGGAAGCCCAGAGCTGTATGTCGCTCCAGCGCTTGACCCATCTTCTCGGTCAAAGTCCATACCTTGGAACGCAAAGTTCAAGCTAGGAATCTGTCCTACAGAGAAATTATCTAAGCTCATTGATCCGATCTTACAGCCAGTAACCTTTTCTAGGATCTCATCACCCCAATAGATAGACGCTGAGATAGACGGATGACCTGTGTTAGACGGGAAGTAAGTAGTTGATTTTGATACAGCCACATTGTCAGCTGGTGCTGCTGATCTTGATGGAAGATATGTAACGTTAGCTGATCCACCAGTGGTGTCGACAGCGGTGATGATGTGTGCTGAGTGATCGCCAGCCTCTAGGATGACCATAGAGTCACCCTTTGCGTACTTAGATATATCTGCATCTTCAATCTGTAGAACCGTTGTGCTGTTTCCAGCCTTAGTGGTAGATTGTGACACAACCTGTCTCTTATCACCCAGCATAGATTTTAATGGTAGGTCGGACTCTGGTGCATCTCCCTCAGTTCCGCTGGCCTTCCACTCTAGAGGCATCGAAACACTAGCGGACTTCATTCCCGTTCTTGGAACTGGAGTACCGATGTTAGCTGTAATGATCTGTCTTTCTAGCTCTTCTTTTGATGTCTCTGCACCAAAGCCTTCAAGCGGCTGCATATAAGCGGATGGTGCAACATACACGCCCTCAGTGACTTCTTCTGCTAACCCAATAACACTATTTAACTTATTTACACCTGTAGCCATTCTATTATCTCCTTAGAGCGGTTTTCTAAATTTTACTACGAAACTGCACACCAATGCGACCGTAGCATCAAAGTATTCCGGGTCAGCTATTGACGGCTGATCCACCAGCAGAACGTTTAAAGGTACGCCCGCCTTTGTATTAACTAAATCACAGTAAATTGATTCAAAGTTTGTATGCAGCTCGTTAACAGCGTCCTGCTTTGCATCATCGTCCAGCTTGTCCACAAAGCACTTAGACAGCACAACCTCAAAAGTCTGATCAAGTGTCACGGCTTTAAGTATTCCATCAGCAGGTCCAGCTGCACCGTGTCTAACACCCCACCCGCCATTAAGCGCGGCTTTTAGGTCTGACTCATCCAGATCAATAACTCTGCGCAGCTTTCGATATGAAGATGGTAGGTCGGCGGCCACCTTGGATTGTATGCTTGTAAAGATATCAGCAACAATACTCATCTACGTCTGACCTCAATTATCCCAAAGTCCTGAGCCTCTGAATCGTCAACAACACCGTCTTGATCTTTATCAACATTTAATTTCAGCTGGTCGATCTCGTCTTCAAAGTTCTTATATGCCCAATCTCTGATCTGCTGGATGTCTTCACTAATGGCGGTCTCTTGTAAGATCAAGTAGGCGCAAGCGTGTGTAGCTGCAACAGATACCGCATTAAGGTCTATGATGTCTGACTCTTTCTGGATAAGTCGCCTTTCTTTAAGCCTATTAACCACAAGATCCTTAGCAGCCACATGCTTCTTAATAAAGCTGGTTTCTCCCTCTGGAAGCCATCTAGTATCCTGAACAAGAATAGAATAGTAGCTCTGTAGTAGCTCATTGGTTGAGAATAGATTTACACAGCTCTGTAACTCAGTACCAGCATCTAGGTCAGCAGATACCTTGATTCTGATCCAATACAAAGACTTATCAACACCCGACTGCTCTTTACTAGACCAATTGGTGGAGTTCTCCCACGAGATAAACCCCGACTTGGTAAAACCATCTGTTTGATCAATAAGATCGGAGACAGCCGAGTATTGACTACCATCCCAATAAGAAACGCTAACAGTGGAGGGGCTTGCGTTTACTGTACTAAGATCGAAGTATCTGGCAGCAAACCTACCGTTGTAACCTACATAGAATGAATCAGCTGCGAGTAAAACAAAAGCTTGGGGATCTGATGCTACCTTAGATGTGTTTGAAGTTGTCTCGTCGGAGTTTAGAATCGTTCTAGTGATCTCTCTTTGTAGTAAACTCATGCGTCAATTCTCCCTAACATACTTAAATCTTATCACTCTTTTGAATCTCTACAATGGTTCTCATCTATAGCATCTAACACCTTGCACAATGGCTTTGATAGCCATCCTAGTTCCCCAGCACCGGCGCGGGTTGATATAGTGCGGTCGATTGATCCAAACCAGATGGTATTGAGCGATTGGTCTGCACTTAGCATAACCCTTACGCCATACTGTTTAAGAAACTCAGACCCAATAGCCATGCCGTAAAGCGTCCAGAATAAGCCCCATGCGACTATTGATAAGAGCGGGAAAAACAAAACAACAAAGCCAGCTAGTGATAGTAGATTGATAGTCAGCCGCTTGCTCATCATGACACCCTATAAGCCACAATGTTTAAGTTGCCAACAACGTCAGGACTGCCAACAGGTGATGAGCTAGTATAGCTTAATCTCATAACCAAATTAGCAACTGGTAGCTTGCCGACATTCTGTGATACCAGTTTATTAATGTGATGCGGCCCTGGCAGCACATTCCATTCGGGTACATACTCAGCTAACACCACGCCATCAGGGGCAATCGTTTCAATCGGCAGCATAGTACCACCACCAACGTCAACCTCACTAGGGTACTCAATGCCCTTTAATAAATAAAGCGTATCAACGATCTCAATCTTTATAGTGTCGGACGATATCGCCCCACTCTCAGCAAACAGAATACCAGCCTTGATAGCTAGCGCTGCGTTGATAACTTTATCATGCACTGTGGTTGCGCCAGCCGTAGCAGAAAAAGACATTGATCTAGGTGATATGTCAAACGCCTCATTGCCTAGCACATTCCTAACTCTGGATGGTAGCGAACCCTTAAGTAGATCAATAGCATCACTAATGCCTAGAATATGACCCTCGGCGCTATTAGATTCTGATACAATACATGCACCGCTTGAGATGTCTGATAACAAGTCATCATCTTGCGAGAAATTTTCACGCTCGGCATTGCTTATTAAGTAGTATGAGTCTGCTGCAATGACTTGGCCTGATTCTGTTATCTCGTTAACCATATCTGGATTATATAAATAGATTGCTATCATGTCCCCCCCGATGCCACGTTATGACTAGTCACCCTAAAGTCTATCCAGATTTCTAGCTTCTTTTGCTCACCGCTTACATTGCCACACTTAATTCTAAATAGATCGCCTTGTGACAGCGTTAGTGCGCTGATATCGCCGTACTCATAGCGCGTTCTGAATGATGATGGTGTATAGGTGTAAACCTTATCACCCGACCCAGTACCATTAACATAAAACTCTAGTGATACATTTTTACTATCCTTTTCGCCGGATAGGTATATGCCATTTACAATGCAATCATTCAAAATTATGTATGGGACTTTATCCATTTCCTTGCCGTGGTTATGACCATTTTTTACCCAATTGTCTTTGGCTTTATCCACCCACATGTGATGCGTTTTAATTTCATCACCACCACCGCCGCCGCCTGATGGTGCAGCAGCAATCCAAGTTGTGCCATCCCACTCTAAGTGATCGCCTGTGCTGGGAGTAGTCGTACTAGTATCAACATCATGCAGGTCATCAATGAATGGCATTTGACCGAAACTAGCGCGTGACATTTATGGCGACTCCCGATTTAAAATAAGTTCATAATCAAAAGAACCTGAGTCGGTCTTGACAAAAACTTGAGTGACATCACCTTTCATGCTCCAGGCGATATGACCTAACTCTTTTACCTCTATGTAAGTAGTACCACCGTCAAAGGATATCTTGACCGCTGCACTGCCAGCCTGTTTTGGCACGGTCATCAATACCTCAGTGATAAAACCAGCGGCGACCGATGGTACTCCCGCAGCGACACTCGTAGCAGTACCGTTATGGTGCGATGTGCTACCGTCACGGTCTTGAGTCTCAAACTGCGGGAGTTCATTAGCCATCTAAATTATGCCTTTTCTAATACTGAAACCGATGCATGTGCATCAGATAATTTTCCGCGCAATTGCTCAACAAAGATTTTGAGTTCTTGTGTACCAATACCACCAGCCGTGAAATCACAGCCAGGCTCCATTTTAATCGTATATTGTCCAGACCCCGAAATACCGTGGTCAATGACCGTTGGCGTGCCGCTATCGTTATGCTCCATTCGCCACTTGCAAGGCTGAGTTGAACTAACATTTGCTTTCATGTTAGTATGAACAGCCGATGCCGTAAGTGTGATAGTCGCAACCGCTTCTTCAGTAGCTAGTGCAGCAACCGTTACCGAACCGACTGCACTCTTGCAAGTACCTGGCGCATCACTTGAAAAGGGTAACTTACCATTGATATCAAGCTGGGGTAAAATAACATTGCCTGAGCTATCCTTAAATGCAAAGCCGATGCTACCGTTGGCACTTGCAGGACTATCGCCCTCTTGTTTTTTTGCGTGCGCTGCACCCGCACCGTTTGATTCTTCTAAAGTATTAAATAGTTCTCTCTCGTCTGCCATTCTATTTTCTCCTAAGCGTTTGTCTCAGAGCCAGACAGAAACGCCTCAATATCAACGTCTATGCTAGGTCTGAATTGTGTGAAATCCACATTAACCACCGCGCCCGTAGCCACTGGCCTATCCAATGCCCAGACAAAGTTGATGTCAGGTTTACCAGGCGCAGTACGCCCAGTAGCAATGACATCACCATCAGCAGTTACTTCGATTTTACCACTGCATCGAGTGCTTACATGTAGGGCCGCTAAGTTTAGAATCTTTCCCACCGCTACTGTTGTAGTGATTAGGGTTTTTGTAGCTGTGTTGTCTGTTAATCCTGAGAAATCGAAATACTTTGGTACACCACCCGCGCCGCCACCAACATCATACGTGGGTATAGGCGTGTCAGCATCAGCGCACACCCTTACCGCATACTCATCGCTTGGAGTTAGCTTAAACTTTCTGCTTTCTTTTGTCTTGATTGCACCATCTACGTGCGACCCATGCTCTGATCCACTAGCCATCTGATCCTCCTGTTACTGGAGGTAGTTCTATATTGGTTGCATCGGCGTAGAAGAAAACGACCCATGAGCTACCGTCTTTTATCGGTTGCATATACTCGTATTCTTTTCTGTTTACGTGATTGATGGCCATACACTTCTTGGTAACGTCCAGAGGATCGGATGCAATGAAGTGTAGTAGCACGCGGTGGACGTTCTGAGCCATATCTTAATGATAAGGGAAAGCCGGGGGCCGAAGCCCCCAGCAATCACTTAATTATACGTTAGCGCCTACGCTTGATGCACTGACAGCTAGCTCAAGAGCGTCCTGGTCAATGATCTTATAAGCCATCGTTCCTTTCCAACCGATATTAGCGAAACGTGCTAATTTATCGAATGGGCCAGAGATAACCATTTGTGATGGTTGAGACTCAGCCTTACCAAGAGCGTTGAAGCCCATGGCATAAGAACGGTAACTATCTACAGTAGCAGCACCACCATCAGCAGTGAGGGTAGACAGGTTGTCTCTTACAATAGAGAAACCAGCCAATTGTCCGACTTCATTCTTAAGAACGTCCTCAGATTTTTGGTGCTTAGATATCTCTGTCCAAGAGTTAGAACCTGCATCGTTACGCAGATCATGAATAACGTCGTCATGAGCAATGAACGAATACAAACCGTTTGCATTAGGTTGAACACTTCTACGAGCAAGCTTGTTGTAAAGCTCATTCAAGTAAGAGGCAGTTACTACGTCTGATGCAGCAAGTGATGCCTCAGCAACGCCACCTGGTCCACTTACGTTTGCAGATGCGTCAAGAGCTTCACAACCGAGTCGGTCTGTTAACTGACTAAGATGAATACCAACTAAACGAGCGGCGGCACGGTCAGCAGTTCCACCTGATTGTAAGTTAGCAAGCGCAGTAGTAGTAACAACCATACCGTGCTCAGCAGGTGTCAACTTGATCTGAGTGTCAGACAGTTTAACAGAATCGACATCATCAGCCTCAGCTAGCGGGGCTGTATTAAGAGCTAGTCTCGGATACTTAGCTAGTTGAATTGAGACAGCGCCGATACTCATCCTTTTAGTAGCGAACTGATCCAGTACGTTTTCTTGTCCAGAAGCTACGATAAATTGTTGATCAAACTCTAGAATCAGAGAATCATCGACATCAACCGCAGCAGTCATATTTAGTGTAAAAGCCATTTAGGCCTCCTTTATATTATTGTTTAGCTGCCTCAACTCCAGCATGATACGCATCCAATTGTGCTTGGGTCGTACACGCTCGCAAAGCAGCACCTTTATCCATTTTCTTTCCAGCAGTCGGGGGCCTATTATGAATGACTTCCTTATCAACAGCAGCGAATAGATATGGTCTTGACTCTTTTACAGCCCTGACAAAATCCTCTACACCACCCACTGACTCGGCGTCTTCATCGTAAGAAAGCATCTTATGATTACCCAGCAATAGTAACGCCTCGATATCAGAGCATCCATCAGCGTGAGCTGCGACTGCCTCCTTAATCCTAGCCTTAGCTACTCTTACATTCTGAGCATCAAGCTTCTCTTGCAATTTCTCGCTAAGAGACTTGAAGTCTTCCTTTTCTTTGAGCCTATCTTTTTCAAACTCTTCCAACTGTTTTTGACCAGTCTGGTATTTAGTCTTGTTGCCCTTTGACTCATCAAGTAAACGACTGTTCGTCTTTCTCAATGCTTCTAGCTCATCTTGCAATTCTGCTGCGGTGAGTTGTGGCAATTCGTCTAGTACTAGCTCGTCTTTTTTGTCTGCATTCGCAGGGGTTAGCTCAGAGTTCTCTAGAGCTTCGTTTTGGTCTGACATATTGTCTCCTTAACCTATGATTAACATTATAAAACAATTCTATGGTGCGATGTCGTAGGGTCAAGGTCTTATGCGTTATTTTTTTCGCCTTTTAATGCCAGCCCTTATTACTTTCATGTACGCGTCTATTACTGATCTTTTAAACTTCTCACCATCTTCCGGGATAGTTGGCCTTGATGACTTAGCCTCTCTATGCCATCTCTCTTTATCTTTAGAAAGGCTCGTTGTGTAAGATATTCGAGAAACCCACGCCTTGCCTATCTTAGCTGCACGACCTTGTAATGATTTTAAGAACTTACCCGATAGTTTAAGGTTAGGTTTTCTGTTTCCACGCTTCTTTGAGTCAGCGTACTTCTTAGTCAGCTTGTCGAACGATATACCAGCGATAGGTGACTTGCCTCCAGATATCAGCTTCTTCATCTCTTTGACCGCAGCATTAGCAGCGCTCTTAGCCGTTCGCTTATCTACCGGGTTTCTTAACGACTCAAGCGTCCTGATGGTGTCGTCCAGGCCTTTCTTCTTAATTCTCAGTGCCATTTAGCACCTCGGAGATGATTTCATCTATCTGCGATTGCACATTCTTGTGGAGCTTTTGTTTCTTCTCAGCGTTAGGTATGAAAGGTCTAGCGGGTAGCTTACTTGCGCCAGAGAAGTTATTGTGACCATCAGCCTTACCCTGATTCGCCGCGTCTACTGTGAGCTTAAGGCTGTTGCCTTTTGAGTTGACTATCTGGATTGAGTTATAAAGATCTCCCTCGTCCAACAGCTTAGACACCTTTCCATCTTTCTTTTTTTTATACTTTCTTCCAGTAACAGGCGATTTACTCTGACTCATCATGTCAGTTATAGCGTTTGGTATCTCATTCTTGATGCGTTCTTTGATCTCTGCCCTTTGAGCTGATGATGTCTTGACCACCACTTTAGCGAACGGGTCGAATATGAATTTTACGTCAACTGCCATCACTCATCCTTGTCAAATGGGTTCTCTTTCTTTTCGTCCTTGTCTTCTTCTTCATCGTCTTTCTTCTCACCGAACGGGGTAGCGCCACCCATTGCTTTCTGCATGTCTTTCATTCGAGCCTCTTTCTCTTCTTTGAGTAGTAGCAGATGAGCCTCTGCTTCTTCATCAGTCATTGATGGGTGTAGCTTCTTAACCTTTTCGATCTCTGTGATCATGCCGATATCTGATAGCTCTTTGATCTCGTTGATAATCTCGGTTGTGCTCTCGATAGCCATAGGGTTTCTGTATGTAAGGCCCACCTCAATGTCTTCTGACATCTTACCCATTGCTGCAAAGTCTTTCCTTAGTAGCTTGTTATCAAGCATCCAGTTATGCCAACGTGCTTTAATCTTCCAATACTGTCGCTCCATACTAGAGAAGGTGGGCTGTTGCCGTTTAACTGATTTTAGGGTGTCACTCATTAGTAGCAACTGCTGAAATCCTGAGCTAGCCATCATAGCATCGCCTGACATAGTGGCCGGGCTGATGTCGTATGTGATCAGCAGCTGCTTTTGTAGGTCTAAGATGAGTTCTTTTGTCTCAGTAATGGGGGCACCACTTGTAAGATACTCAGCGGTAGGTGTTGGCTGACCCTCTTTCGTCTGCAACCATGCTGCTTTATTCGTTCCAAAGGTCATCATTTCTGGCTTAACAGCAGATGTAATGATCAGCTTTCCATATCCCTGCTCTTTTACAACAGTAAACACATCAGTCCACGCCTTTTGAATAAGCATAGTAATCTGGATAGCGTCCTCACCCTGAGTAGACCAGAAAGACTCACGCTCTCTTGTGATGTTTACGAATGGGAGTACGCCGATAGGGTTATTACCCTCTTTCTCATTAGCTGGGTCATCTTCTTGTTTGACGGCGTTACCATTAACCATGAAATGCTCTTCATCAGTCCAGAAGATATGAAACTCGTTCTCTTTAGACTCGTCTACATCTTTATCAGCATTGTTAACGCTAACTGAGTTGTGACCAGTAGCTGATAGCTGTCGTGTGCTCTTTTTAACATCGCCACGCTTAGGAATGATTGACAGGATGTATGTCGACGCTGCCATAGGATCTTTTGGGTCAGTGACAACGCTGTACTTCCATCCTGGTAGAACCATCGGCATCGGCAGCTCATCCTTGGGTGCGATCATGATAGGAGCGTTAGCAAAAGCATTATAGTACTTATTTAGCTTGGGGAATACAACGCTATCAAGCTGCTGCTCTTTTACATAAGCGTCTACGATCTCTTGATCTTTAGGTAACTCTGTTCTGCGAACTGGCTCAGAGTCGTATACCGCGCTGATGGTGTTTACGATTTTCTTAAACGGATTGACAGGCGCAAGTCTCATTTCAGCAATGGCGTCTTTACCAAACTCTTGCTCAAGGCTATCAATCAGATACACCTGACCACCATCGTCGTAGATGTTCTGCCTACGCTCGGCAAGCTCTTTACGCTGGGTCTCTTCAGTTCCTGAAATGTCTTCGATAATCTTTATGATCTCATCTTTACTTAGCGCCATTGCTTACCCCATCGGTTGAACTCTGTCATAGACGGCTGATTAGCTATGTCATCATGACGATTAATAAAATAGTATCTCATCTCATCCAGGCTGTGATCATTTATTCCAGGTTTAGGAACTTCTTGCAGTACGCCATTAACTTCATGATAACAGTATCCCCGCATCTCATCCAAGTGATCTGGGCAGTTCTCTTCTACTACCTTGTATCTAGTACGGCCCTTGCCATCCATTATAAACTTCCTAACCAGTGAGATTCCTTTGTTTATTTTAGATGCCTTGTAGTCAAAGTCAACCCCATGATCTTCCCGCATTATAGCCACGTTACTACTACCGACCATCTCCCTTGATTGAAGGCCAGCGATATCACAGTACTTACCTGTTAGCTGATGCACATCCCACTTCTCAAGCTTCTCAAGCACCATCTTCCACATCACATCCAGCTTAAGCTTGCTCTTATAGATCTCATCAAAGCGGTAAACGGTTCTGGTAATCTCATCGTATGCGTAGAAGCCGACACTCATAGGATTGGTCCAACCCCAGTCAACGCTGATTGATATCTCGTAGTGATCCTTCATAACAAAGTCAGCAGCACTAATAACGTTGTGCTCACAGAATGTGTCATAGATCATGTTGGTTGGCGGTACATCCCAGTCAATTTCAAACATCTGTCTGAAAGTCCTTGGGTCAAGGTTCTCTTTCATGCGGGAAAGCTCGTCTTTGGGAAAGTGTGGGTTAGCTGCTGTCGGCCATTCAAATGTGACCGTGCCAGTAGCTGGGTTCTGTTTGAAGTACTTGTAAGCCCAATGATTTTTGGGGTTGACGATATTCTGCCCAAGAGAGCCAGTACATATAATCAACCCCTGCTGATCTGCTACCCTCGCCATAGCCTCCAAGAAGAAATTCTCGCTGAACTGAAATACCTCGTCAATCCAAACACAATTCGCTTTCATACCCTCCATATTCTCGGGACGAGTACCACTAATGCCATACACCTCGGCACCGTTATGCCATTCCATAAACATCTCTTGTTTGTTCTCTGTGTATAGCGATCTGTCAGCAAAGGCTTTGAACTTCTTCCACGATAGACGTTTAAGCATAGGGAAGTTCGGGGCTGCTATTATAGCAAGGTATGGATCACGACCGTTGTCTTCCCATCCGTACTTTTCTTCTATTAATCTTCTTATCTTGACTGCGCCACCCTCAGTCTTGCCACCACGCTTGCCTGAGAAAGCTCCAGTAATCCTAGCGTTAGAGAATACAAACGCGTCCTGTTCTGGGAATAACTCGATCTCCATATTATTGGTTTAGCATGGTTTGGACGATAAACCACAACCCGCCGCCTAATAAGACTATAGCTCCCCATGCCCCATTGATTCTTAGTGATGCTAACGATACTTTTTTATCTATGGTGTGTAGCTTATCTTTTATCTTTTCTAGGTCTTTTGTTCTTATCGCGTGGATCTCATCAGAGATGCCCTCTAGAGTGTCCTTCCTGGCCATATTAATAGTTTACATGAGCGTTAGGCCATGTCATTACTATGTGCGTTATAAGCTACTTGGTTTTGTATCCCTTGATGGTCTTCATTCTACCGTCATACCCGCCGCGACACTGGAATGATGACATAGGCATCTTTCTCTTAACGCTTTCAGCGTTAGCACAGTTCGGGCAGACTTGCGGCTCATCCCTCACATCGTACTCAACGAATCTGTCAAACCTTAAATCGGCGCATGTCTCACATGCGTATTCATAAGTAGGCAAAATAACTATCTCCTTACTATTAAGTACACGATAAAAGCCTCGTGTAATATGTCGCTAACGTCATAGTGGCTCATTATCCAGAGGAGGTCAATCACAGCTCCTCCAGGAGTTTGTTACATTTTGCTGATGCGCTTGAGGCTATATCATGACCGTCATTGCTAACGTAAAACGAATCAAACTCACCCATAAAACAATAATGATCAAGCGCCTTAGATTGCAACTCCACCACCTCGATGAGTTTTAGGATTGTTTCACGGTGATTGCACCATGACCACTCTCTCGTGTCTATGCTTTCATTCTCAGCCAAAGCCTTGAGTTCCGTTAATTTACTCATAGGTCCTCCAATATCAGATCACACTCACGAAGCAACATCCGGTCCTTATTAAATACGGAGTGGTGATAGTTATCTAAAACCTTTTGCTGCAGTTCTATTGCCTTGATTAGTTTTAGGATTGTTTCCGGCCCAGACCAGTCCCGTAACTCAGTGAGTTCAGCAACCCTGAATTTACCGTTATTTACTTTCTCAGCCAGCTCCCGCAGATTGGTTAGTTTGTTAGTCATTTGATGGCTCACTAACATTATGATGTATGAAACTTCTTCTGCGACAGTTCAAGCACATGCCTATGGTTTTCCAAAAACTCTTATGAACGGTCATGATGGATGTTCCGATACAATCATCGGCGCAGCATATCTCGATTCTTAGTTCAAGCACATGCCTATGGTTTTCCAAAAACTCTTATGAACGGTCATGATGGATGTTCCGATACAATCATCGGCGCAGCATATCTCGATTCTTTCCATCACTCCCCGCCTTTGAATTTCTTGAGGGCATCGTCTGCGATACACCATGCTGATTCGCAGTATTCTACCTCTGCCTTAATCACCTCCAACGCCTCGACCAGGGTGGCAACCCGCAATCCATTGTCCGCTTTATGTTTAACCGCAAGCCTTAGCCATTCGCCCAACTCTTTGAACTCAGCTAAGTGTGCTGCTACTCCGGCTTTGAAGAAATGCTCACCGATGGATTTAAGGAACGGACTGAGACCCTCGCCAGCCTCGCACGTTGCGCAGCCCTCACCCTCCCTCGGCTCGGGTTTGAGCTGCCAGTCTGTCGAATTAATGTCATCAAAGCTTAGCGGCCCCAGGTCCATTGGGTCAGTATGATACGCATAATCGATACCCTCGCGCCTAAACGGCATTCCTGATTTTACAGCAGATATCAAATCCATCAGTAACACTCGCAGCAATCGGGCGTTGGCACTATCACCGGCGCTTGGTCCTCGGTCCGATTGCCTTGCTCATTAAACTCAGACCAAGCAACTGCACCGCCTGCTACCGTTATCCAGAATATAATCATGATTGCTTTTCTCATGCTCCGACCATACCTCAGGCTGGGATTGAGGCAATGAAACAATTGTTATTGTTTGTTAACGGGGATATCCGAAGC